CTCAGCAGCACTTGGTATGCACATCAAGCATTTAGAGAAACCCTTGTTTAAGTTAATTGATGGTGTGTTTGGAGGTCCCACCGTATTGAAAGGGTATGATTGTATTGCCAGTGCTAAACATCTACGTGGTATGTGGGAACAATTTAGCCAACCCGTTGGTATTGGTATGGACGCTAGCAGATTTGATCAACATTGCTCACAAGAGGCACTATCTTGGGAGCATTCTATATGGGCTATGCTATGTTCAAGCAGACGTGTTAAGCGCTTGTTACGATACCAATTAAAAAATAAGTGTAAGGCATGGCTAAATGACGGGTTTATAAAGTATATAACAAATGGCTGTCGCATGTCTGGGGACATGAACACCTCCAGTGGAAATTGCCTGTTAATGTGTGCTATGGTGTTTAGTTATTGTATAAAGCATGGCATTAGCAAATTTAGGCTAGCCAATAATGGTGATGATTGCATGCTAATTATAGAGGCTTGTGATATTCCTAAAACAAAGTTTGTACAACCTTGGTTTTCTCAACTTGGGTACAATATGAAAGTTGAAGCTCCTGTATTTGAATTTGAGGAGATTAGCTTTTGTCAAACACAACCTTGTTTCGATGGAATTGGATGGAGAATGGTACGTGATCCACGTGTATCATTAAGCAAGGATCTTACTTGCACTCTGTCCTTGGAAAACCTCAGAACCCGTAGCTTGTGGCTTGATGCAATGCACCATGGGGGTAGGGCGCTGACAGCAGGAATACCCGTTTTTCAACAATTTTATGAAATGTTTCCCAAAACAGATGTTAAAATGAAACCAAATGAGACAACGCTAAATGACTTCAACCAGAGTGGGTTTAGTAGGATGATACCAAAAGTTGGGAGTTACAGAGAGGTAACCCCCGAATCAAGATTTAGTTTCTGGAAGGCCTTTGGTATCTTGCCTGACACTCAGATTATGTTAGAGGAGCGATTTAGCACTATGAATTTGGCTTCATGTGAGTACACTTGCCAACAGGATTATAGTGAATTGTCAATCCTGGTTGAAAACAAGTAATAGTCTAAATTAACCAATTAGATTAGCAAAACATATAGATATATAGTAGTATAATTACACATATAGTAATAGATATATTTAAGGTAGATAGTAGAGTATGGGGCGTAAGTTACGTAATGAGGTACAGAAAAAGAACAAACAGCCTAATGGCAATAACGCAGCTACTCAAGCAAATATTCAGAAAGCTAAGGAGGGTGAAATGCGTAAGGCCCTGTTTAACAAAGGATTGATAACCATTGGTGGACAAAATTATAGTCCATTATCATATAATAATGGTAGCACATATGGTACTTCTGGTCCAAAGGGCAGCATGATGATTGTTGAACGAACAGAGCCAATTGGTGTAGTGGCTTCTGGTGGAACGCCCGGGGCATTTAATGCACAACAATTCATCTTTTACCCAATGAATGCTACACTAGCTTGGTTGCAGAATATGGCCAATAGTTTTACAAGTTATGAGGTGTTACGAGCGG